ATGCCAACTGATAGAAAAATTAGCAATCTGGATAAGCGCACAGCCAAAGAAGCCTATGACCGTCGTGTAACGGAGTCTTGGTTTCAAGTTCACACGGCTATGTCAACGCAAAGTTTGGTTGGCATTGATGTAGAAAGGCATACAGCATTAGTAAGTGAACTTTGCAGTAGGCTTTATTTCCACAAAGGAAGAAAAGTTGCGGTCGAAAAAAAGCTCGATATGAAACAGCGTATCAAAAAATCTCCCGATTTGGCTGACTCTTTGACTTATGCAGTAGAAATGCTTCGCAGAGCAGGGCTTGAGTTTACTTTTGAAGATCAATCTGCTGAATCTTTAGATATTATTGAGATTAGAGATTGGGAAGATCGTCTAATTCACAGCAAAAATAACGCACAAGAAGAAATAGAAAATGATGAATGGGGATATGCTGGCAAAAGCTGTGATGAAGACGGCTTCTAGCATTGACCTGTTAAAAAAACGCAGGCATAATTTTAACAATTATGGCTAGATTTTCCCCTCAAGAGTTCCGAAATGGATCTATGATCCCATCTGTCCTCCAAGGAAGGATAGATTCTTCTGTTTCTGGCCTTATAAAAGGGACTGATTCTCCTGCTTTTGGAGTAGGTCAGTATAAAAGAAAGCCAAGTTTTCTAATGTGTCCTCCAAAATACTTGTCAACGGCTATTGCCAACAACAAGTTTATGAAGGGACAAAAAGTTGATACAGAACGCGCCATGCGTCAGTACACCAGAATCAAAAGACTGATTACTGCTCTTGGTGTAAAAGTCATTGAACTTCCTCCTACTCCCGGAGCGCAAGACCAACATTTTGTAGCTAATCTTGGTCTATCTGTTGATCCATTTGTGTTCATTGCAAAAATGAGTGCCGATGGTCGCCAAATTGAAGAAGAACCGGGGTGTAGATTCTTTGAGAAGATGGGTTATACAGTTCTTCAGCCTCCTCATTTTTGGGAGGGAGAAGCTGAAACAAAATATTGGAAAGATAAAACGTACTTTGGTGGCTACGGAAAGTTTTCTGACTGGAAGGCACAAGAATGGATTTCCAAAAAAGCTGGAATTGAAATCATCCCCATGAAAATGATCAGCGATGATCTCTATCATCTGGATTGTTGCATCCATGTAATTGACCCAGAAAACTTCATGGTATGCCGTTCTGGTATTGATTCTGAATCCTTTAAGCGTCTTGAGAAGCTGGCAAACATCATTGTCGTTCCAAAAGAGATGGAGGCTACGGGTGCTACCAACCTTATCCGTATCCCTGACAAGAACATTGTAATCAGTGGTATGTTCCAACCAGAGTATCATCAATACCGCAAGAGCATGGAATGGATGCTCACGACGATGGACAAATTTAACAACTCTGTGATCTTTGCAGATATTGACGAGGCAGACAAAAATGGAGCAGATTGCTCCTGCCAAGTGATGCACATCACTTTTTAATGAAATCTATTTTCAAACGATTTGTTGGATTCATAGCTTTTATCAATGGGTATTGTCCTCAATGCTTGCATGAAATTTGTAGTGGACATGATAAAAGTTGCCATGTATGCCGTGTCGCTGGAGTCATTACTCCAATCCACATCTGGCATAGATTCATAACCACAAAATAAAATGGCTACAAAGAAAAGCGGTATCCACATCAAAGAAAGTCACAAGGGTCGCTTCACCGCGATCAAAAAGAAAACAGGAAAGACCACGGAGCAATTGAAGCACAGCAAAAATCCTGCTGTACGAAAGATGGCTACGTTTGCAGCCAACGCTGCCAAATGGCATCATAAGGGCAAGAAGAAGTGAAATCAGCAACCACAAATTCCGCAAAACCAAATGCAATTCTTCGCCCTGCTAGAGTCGGATATGGAGTTCCTAAGAAATCCAAACGAAAGCCTAGAAAAAAATAGTTTTATGACACCAGAGAAAGATGCTTCCAATATTTGGTGTGAGGCATTTTCTGCTGGATTTGATAAATACATCAAAGGAAGTACCGAGCATAGAACACAGTTTTGGACTGCTGGAGCAGCTTGGTATGCAAAAAACCTACGAGATGAACAATTGGATCTTATCAGCTATTTGCATCATCTTACCGAAAGGATCAAGTTGATTGAGCTTTTGGCAAAAATGATGGAGGAAGAAGAAATTAGCTTGCGTGATGCCAGCACCCTGTTAAAGAACCTTGTCGCTGACAGACCTCCTCAACACTTGCCGCACCAATCAAATGACTAAAAAACCAGTCGGAGCAGTTGTTGTATCCGACCTTCATTGCGGTTCAGTTGTTGGCCTTTGGCCCGACAATCACATTACTTCCACAGGCAATAAAATCAGCCTAGGAAACAATCTTCATCAAAGTTGGCTTTGGGATTGTTGGCAGGATAAAGATGAGAAGATTAAAAGGCATTTTAAAAATGATCCATTTATTCTGATTGTAAATGGTGACTGCATTGAAGGCCGTCATCATGGAAGCAATGAGATTGTTGCTGCACTCAATCTTGATCATAGCCTAGCTGCTATTGAATGCCTCAAGAAACTTTCATCAATGGCCGTCAAAACCTATATGACGGCAGGAACAGAATGTCACGTTGGTGATTGGGAGCGCATGATAGCCAAAGAACTTGGAGCAATTTGGTTAGGTGACAAAGGATTGATTGAAATCAATGGTACGCTGATTGATGTCGCCCACCATATGCCAACGAGTTCTAGGGCATACCTTGAAGCTGGAGCCATGTCTATAAGCATGGGCAATGCCCGTCAAAATTACTCCCGTGTCGGCCATAAGGTTCCCACAGTTTATTTAAGAGGCCATAGGCACACGGGAGGAATCTTTAATGATGGTAATGGCATTTTTATGGTAAGTCCTGCATGGCAATTGTTGACAAAATATGGTCACAAGGTTGTAGGAGATTCTATTTGCAGACCGGGATTTGGCATCCTTGATTGGAGAGGATGTGAAGAGGGTGAACTTCCAGCAACCAAACTCATACAATATGCACCAGAAGAAACCACACCCATCCGAAGCTGAACTACTGCAATCAATCCGAGATACCGATAAATGGAAAAAGATTTTTAATGGCGAAGAAACGCTGGATGATAGTTGGCTTTCTGTAGAACAGATAAAAGAAATTACAGGTTTGAAAGAAACTCAAACAAGGTTCAAAATTAGCAAGAATCTAAAAGAAGGATTGATTGAAAAGAAAAAGATTTGTGTCAATGTAAATGGACACAGAACCATGAAGAGCTTTTACAGACTCTTGTGATGAAATCTTTTTTGTTGCACATAGACCTGTGGAAAGATTCTTGCTGGATAGTATGGCCTGTCACAAAAAAACAAGCAGAGTATTGGTACAACAAAAAGTTTACTAAAACTAAAGAATCCTTCCCAACTTTTAAGCCAAATGGAGGATTATCTGTAATGGGTGATAATCATGTCATTTTTTTGTCCAAATGGCAAAATGATGCCGAGTGCTTTGGACTGCTTGCCCATGAATGCGTTCACATTGCCAATTCAATCCTACGGTCATGTGAAGTAAAGGAGGAGGAAGGCAAGGATGAGGCTCTTGCCTATCTCGTTGATTTTATGATGCGTCACTTTACAGCAACGCTCACAGAAACCAAACTTTAAGCGAATTGGAGAAGATGCCCTTGATGATGAGCAATCAATTGAAGGATGGCCTTCCCCTCATCGGTAGCAACGTGACCTGTGCCATTGCATTTCCAGCATGGTTCACCTTGGGCATCGTCGTACCAATCACGGCCAGTTCCCCCGCATTCATTGCACACTTTTTCAAGTGCTTCTTTGTTGAATAGGTTATTCATACCAAAGCCCTACATAGAGGAATTTTTTTATAAAGCAAGCTCTTTTTACAAAATAAATGAATACACAAAAACAATTATTGGATGCGGCAAAAAAACTGGCAGATATGGGAGAAGACTTTGGGGTTATTGTTGGAGATTTGGGACCAGAGGAAAAGCTCTGGTTGAAGCATTACATTTTGAAGTTGCCTGAAGAATTGGCAAAGAAGACAATCTATGGAAGGGCCGTCTGGAATAACAGACCAAACATTCCTAGGGATCGTGGAAGGCCAAAGAAAGATTAATTACGGGATGGTGTAAAGGTAGCACAGATTGCTTTGACCGATCTAGTCATGGTTCGATCCCATGTCCCGTAGCCAATCTTGACTTTGGCTTATGATTGGATACTCTCGGCTCGGTCAGTAAACCATAACCCCAAAAACATATGCCAAACAAGGAAGACCTTATCCAAGAAAATGAACAGCTTCAGGAAGTCCTGATTAATATTCACGAGACTCTCAGTAGCCTTTTTGAATACATCAATGATCACATTGAGATTGAAGATGAAGATGACGTTGATGATGCTGAGTTTGAAATTGAAGACGAGGAAGACGAAGACGAAGAAGAGGAATGCGACTTCTGTGGTAAGTAAAACTTGCCAATAATTTCTTCTGCATCACACATGATGGGTGTGGTGGGGAAACAGGAGAAAAGAAAACCCCGCTTAGATTGTGAGCTAGGCGGGGTTTTTACTTTTAAAAAAGAACCCCCTTTGGCACTTGCTCACAGGCAGAGGTGTGGGGGTATAATTTTAATAATTAAGCTGAAGAACCAGAAGTATTATAGTTGTTTATTTTAAGTGTCGCAGTTATAGTATAACCTGTATTAATAACAGAATTAAATACTTTGGAATTACCATTTCCTAATTTAACATTATTATAAAATACGCAATTATAATACTCTGATGCAGAATAGGCTTGGCCTCCGCTACCATCATCTACGGTAGAATTAAAAATGCATCCAAAAAACTTTGGATTGTAATTTGCTGAATTAAAAGAAACAGCTTGGAAATTACAAGAATTAAAATTAGGTAAATTGTAAGATAAATCTATTACTGAAGGCAAAAACGTAACGCCCGTGTAAATGCCTTCAGCAATTCCTCCTGTAGCAGAAATTACCGAACCTCCATTCATCCTAAATTTAGTCATGTTACCTCCGGTAGTTCCAAAGGCAACCGAACAATTGCTAAGATAAACTTCCCAATTATTAGCGTGAGTAAAATTAGTAAAATTACAATTTACAGCTTTTAAAGATCCATTTCCTGAGTATAAAATGCTTGTGTAAGTTCCGGTTGTATTTTCAATATAAACAAGACCTGTGTAATGTTTGAAATTTACGGCAATGCAATTAGAGAAAAATGCACTTTCTGCCGCATCAGATTTAATTAGCCAATTAGTACCTCCTGCATCTACTCCTATAAACTTGGTTCTTCCAACAGCAATAGTTACATTATAATTTGCTAAACTTCCTCCAACCCATGTATCTAAAAGTCCAGAAACAAAACTGTTGTCATAAGGGTTACTAAGTTTTGGTTCAATATGAATGCCTACATAAGTATTTTCCGTTGACCCACCCCTTCCTGCTCCTGAACTGCCAGTAATGCCAACATACATATTTTGCCAAACTGATTCTTCAGCTTGAATATAGGTATGTGTAACTCTTGCAGTAGAATCAAATCCTCCAGCAGACCAAAATTGATCAATAACATATTGTGCTGTTGTCGAAATACTTTTAGATGCTCCATCAACTCCAGCCCCACAACGCTCAACACTTATGTTACTTACAACACAATCTTGAAGACCGTCTTCAACAACGCCAAACCCATTAAGATTACTTATTTCTATTGTTGAAATATTTACATGGGCAATATGTTGTAGAATTAAACCATTTTGTTGAACTGTATCTCTTGCTCCTGATTGTGAAGTTATTCCAAAGCCAGAGATTTCTACTCCCCAAGGGCAAGACCTATTATTTGCTGTTTGTAAAGCTAAAATACCCCCAACTGAAGCATAATAATAAGTATTGTTGAAATTAGAACTGAATACAAACGAAGAAACTGGCGCAGTATATCCTATTCCAGTTGCAATAATTGCTGGAATAATAAATTGCGTTCCAGTTTTAAGCAAAAATACAGTTGATTTTTCACCATCACCAATAAAACTAGATTGAACAAAAATACTTGAAGAAATAAGATATGTACCAGCAACAACTTTTACAGTTCTTCCATTTGTTTTAGCGTAATCGCAAGCAGACTGTATTGCAGCCGTATCATCAGTAGTGCCGTCACCTTTAGCACCGAAGTCCTTAACGTTGACCACATCAGCGAAGCGGTTGGCTAGCGTTCTAGGAGTAGTACTGCCTGTAGCAGTAACCAAAGCATTATTGGGATTAACAGTAGTATTTGCAAAAGCCGCAACCTGCCCTTGTGGAGTCAAACCAACTCCATAATTAATACTCGTAGAAGCAACCTGCTGAAGATTCGGAAGGTAAATAGGTGCAGCAGCACTCCCGTCACCCCACCTAGTCTGACTGCCATCATACACAAGCCAGCTAGGATTCAAAGGCTTCGTCAACCTCGTAATCTGATTCCCATTTTGCCAAATCAACGGCCCCTGACCACCAGCTACAGGAGCGATAATGCTGATAGGGACTTGCGGAGGACAGGGCATAATGAGCGTAGCTTAACGAAATTTTTTTTCTTGTCTAGGAAAATGGTCGGGGGAGGATCAGGTCGCTCTGGTTTATCAGTCCAGCCCTCATTGCCTCCCCCAAAATTTATTTAAGGAATGTCAGCTTGTAAATAGTCGAATCAATCAATTGAGCAATATCATCAACCAAATTCTGAATCTCACTCTCCTCACCCAACACATACCTCTCCTCCTCCAACAATACCTTCAAAAACATCACATACTCCAAAGCATCCCTATTGCCAGAAATCTCAACCTCCTGATCAGGGTAATCAATCAACATCCCATGCCTACCCTGCCATGCCTCAATCACACCATCCACCAAATCAGGCATGCCAGTATAAAATTTCTCCAACGCCTTATGCTCAGAATAACTATGACTCCTCAAATGCAATACATGACCAATCGTAGCCGCATTCAAAAGCGTAATGAGTAATTCACCTTCAGTCATAATCAAAACACGCTACAGACCCTCCCAGACCTTGTAAAGCCTATTCCAAACTCCTAATCATATCCCTATCCCAATCACTCAACCTAGGATCTTCTATCTTCTCCTTCAATACCTTCGTCAACCTCTTCCTCTCCTGCTTCATCCCTCCATACCCTCCCGGATCACTACTCACCCCCTCTCCCAACTCATGTACCAAACTCCTCAACAACATTATACTCGGCCTCCTAAAATCCTCAGGTGGGTATCTCAATGTCATTAATACCATCTTTACAATTTACCCTCCTACCTGTCAACTCAACTTGCATCTACTCCATATCCTAAAAGGATCTTTTAAATAGGGAAACTCCCAATATAGGATTTTTTTTCATTGGGGCCTGTCGCATGCGACCGCCATATAGGGGGGG